ACGAAAATCTTAAAACACAAGTAGCACAATTAGAGGCAAAAGTTAAGAATGGCTTTAGTCAAGTAGCTGAATTAATAGAAGCACTTACTAAGACACCTAACGCTGAACCTATTGCGCAACCAAGAAACAACTTTGGTTCTAACGTAACAACTCATAATATGAAGTACGATAGAATTGAGAAATTTAGAAACGCTTTATTAAACAAATAAAAATAAAATAAAATGGGATTTGATGTATCTGCATTAGCAAACTATACAAAAGAAAACGAAGCTCTATTAGTAACTTCGTCTGTATTGGGTGCAAAAACTGCTTCTCTTATTAAGAGCGCAGGTAACGTTATGGTTGGTGTAAAGTCAAGCGAAAAAATCAACATTATGGAAACAGACGCTATCTTCCAAGATGGTGCTTCTTGTGGCTTTAATGCTTCAGGTTCTACTACCTTTACTCAACGTACTGTAACTCCGGGTAAAATTAAAGTAAACGAAGCTCTTTGCCCTAAAGATTTAGAAGCAAAGTATTTACAAAAAGCTTTACCTACAGGTTCAATGTACGATAGCGTACCTTTTGAGCAAGAATATTCTGAAAAGAAAGCTAAGACAATCGCTGCACAATTAGAAACTGCGTTATGGACTGGCGACACTTCAAGCGTTAATGTTAATCTAAACCGCTTTGATGGTCTTGTAAAATTAATCGGTGCTGCTTCTGGTGTTGTTGCTGCTAACGCTTCAACTTTTATCTCAGGTGCGCCTTTAAGTACTATTACTGCTGCTAACGTAATTAGCATTTTTGATGGTGTTTACGCTGCTATCCCTGCTAAAGTTGTAGCTGCTGATGATATGACTATCTTCTGTGGTCAAGATTTATTCCGCACTTACACAATCGCTCTTAAGAATAGCGGTAGCTTCAATTACCAAATTGATGTTAAAGCTGATAGTGAGTTTATCCTTCCGGGAACTACAATCAAAGTTATTGCAGTTGCAGGTCTTAACGGAACAAACAAAGTTTACGCTATGCGTTTAAGCAATATGTTCTTAGGAACTGACTTACTTAACGAAGAAGAAAAGTTTGAAATTTTCTATGCTAAAGAAGCTGACCAAGTACGTTTCGTATCTGAGTTCAAAATGGGTGTAAACATTGCCTTCCCTGACGAAGTAGTGAAGTTTATCCTTGCATAATTTATCGGGTAGGTTGAAATATACCTACCCATTTTTTCAAACTAATTAATTTTTAAAATATGCCTTGCGCTTTAACTCAAAATTATACTCTTGACTGCAAAGACAGTTTAGGCGGTATAACCGAAGTTTATTTTGCAGCAGCATCGGATATTACCTCAACAACCGAAGCAAGTGGTGTTATTACCGCACTTGTTAAGGCAGCAGGTAAAAAGTTCTATAAGTACGAACTTGTTAAAGGTACTTCTCAATTAGTTGAGAACGTAAACGCAAACGTACAAAACGGAACTATCTTCTATGCTCCAGAATTAACTATCGTATTAAACAAATTACAAGCGAACACAAGAAACGAAATCTTGTTGTTAGCTCAAAACACTTTAGTAGCAGTTGCCAAAGATAACAATGGCTTATTCTGGTACTTAGGTAAAACAAGAGGCTTAGACCTTACTGGCGGTAACTCTGGTACAGGAACGGCTGAAGGAGATAGAAGTGGCTATACTTTGACTTTCACGGGTGCAGAGGCAGCTCTTGCTCCTGCGGTTGCTTCAGGTGTAGCAGCAGCTTTAACGACTCCTGGTTCTTAGGTTGTTTTGGTTTTGTATATAGATGCCCTCGTCATTAATTTGACGGGGGTTTTTTATTTTGCAAAGTTTTGGCTCTTAGTATATTTATAGTTGATGATACAATTAACGAAAGGGCAAACCCAAAATATCATTTTGACACTAACCGAAAAGCAAACGCTTACTAATCCAAACTATCTATTTGTGTTTGAGAATAGAAGCACGAATATAGATGTTAAGTTTGTTAAGCTAAACAATACGGATATAAGCGCATACAAGGAACGTTACAACGAGTTTAGCATTGTAGTCAATAGCCACTTTAATACGAGTTTAAACGGGCAATATACCTACTCAGTTTACGAACAGGCAAGTACATCAAACCTTAATCCAACAGGCTTAAACCTGCTCGAAACGGGCATTATGGAACTATCTGGCACTACTATCTCATTCACGGAATACGAAACAACAAGCACATTCACAATTAGACAATAATGGAAATACAAGTATTGACATTTGCGGAAGCAAAGCAACCGGAATATAAAGAAAAGAAAGGCGAAGGTTATATGCAGTATGGTCAAAATAATGACTATCCGCAATACCTATTAGACCTTTTCAACAAGTCAGCCAAGCACAATGCTATCGTAAGAGGCAAAGTGAACTACATTGTTGGTAATGGTTGGGCAGGTGAGCAGCCTATTGTTAAGCAAGTTAATAGAGACGAAACTTTAAACGACCTAACTAAAAAGGTTGCTTTAGATATTGAACTATTTGGCGGTGCTTATATCCAAGTTATTTGGTCTGTAATGGGCGAACAAATCGCTGAATTATGGCATTGTGACTATACAAAGATTAGAACCAATAAAGACAACACGCAGTTCTGGTATAAAGAAGACTGGAAAGCTACACGCAACCAAGAGAAAGCAGAAGTTTACGCAGCGTTTAATCCTAAAAACCCTATTGGTGTTCAAATACTTTATGTAAAAGAATACAGACCGGGTATGAATGTTTATAGCCTTCCGGGTTATTTCGGTGCTTTAAACTATATTGAAAGTGATGTAGAAGTAAGTAAGCACGTTTTGGGTAATGCTCAAACCGGGTTTTCTGCAAGTAAACTTATTACTTTACCAAACGGAGAGCCAAGCCCTGACGAGAAAAGAGCAGTAAGCAGACAGTTCGACAATATGTATACGGGTGCAGACGGCAAAAAGTATTTACTTGCTTTTGTAAACGATGCAACTCGTAAGCCTATTGTAGACGATTTGGGTGCGAGTGATTTAACTAAAGAAGATTTTGGTAGAGTAGATGAGTTAATACAAACTAACATATTTAGCGGACACCAGATTACAAGCCCTGACCTTTTCGGTATTGCAACACCGGGTCAATTAGGAAGCCGTCAGCAGATGCGTGATAGCTACGAGATATTTAATAACACTTATGTACGTTACAAGCAAATGCAATTAGAAGGTGTATTTAATATGCTTGGACAATATGCAGGTGTTACAGAAGAGTTAATGCTACAACCTACTGACCCAATCGGTATTGAGTTTAGCGAAAGTGTTATTTTACAAGTAGCACCTAAAGAATGGATATTAGAAAAGCTTGGTATTGACACAACGCAATACGGGATACCTGCTGAAACAGAGCAGCCAATGGCAGCAAGTCCTTTAAATGTAAACGAGCATATTAAAGGTCTTAAAGGTCGTGAGTGGCAGAATATGCAGCGTATTATTAGAGAATTTAATAGAGGCAAGATAACAAGGGAACAAGCTACTGCTATGCTAAAGTCAGGATATGCTTTAACAGACGAAGAAGTAGCAACTTGGCTTGGTGCAGAAGAATTAGAATTTAGCGAAGAGGACTTTAAAGTTTTTTATGAGTTTGGTGATGACGAAGATAACTACAACGTATGGAGCGAAAAAACTAAGTTTATAGATAATCAATTTGAAGCGTTTGCAGATGTAACACAATTACAAAGCAACATTTTAGATTTGATTAGTAAGCAAAAGTATATTACTCCAGAAGTAATAGCAGAAACACTAAACACAGATGTAGGAAGTGTAAAGCGTGTAATAGATACTTTAATCGAAAAGGGTTTTATTAAAGCAACAGAAGTTAAGATAGGTAAAGGCATCGACCAAAACATTCAAGTAGAAAGGACTTTAACAAGACCTTTGAGCGAGATTGTAGAAGCTATGAAACCTCAGACAACTGAAATTTTAATACGCTATGGCTATAAATGGAAGTCAGGTTTTAACAATGCTGATATTAGAACAAGCAGACCTTTCTGTAAATACTTGATAGGTGCAAAGAAAGTTTATAGTATGTCTGAAATTCAAAGTATGAGTGCAAGACTTGGATATGATGTTTTTGCAAGAGCAGGTGGTTGGTATACACTACCGGGAACAAATACACATAGTCCAAGTTGCAGACACGAGTGGAAGTCAATGATAGTAACGAGAAAAAAATAAGAAATGAGCTTAAACACATTATTCATAAGCGTACAGAATATTAAAGACCGCTCTGGCTTACACGCTAACGTAGACGAAAAACTTGTACTACCTGAGATTAAAACTGCACAAGATATTTTTATCTTACCAGCCCTTGGTAGTGCTTTATACAATCGATTACAAGCAGGTATTACTGCAAACAACTTAACCGCTAACGAGGTTCTATTGTTAGACCAATACATAGCAGATACTTTAGTACACTATGTACTTAGCGAGTTGCCAATGGGTTTGTCTTATCAATTCTATAACAAAGGCTTGTTAAGAAAGGGTGGTGAGAATACCGAAAACCCTTCGATGCAAGATATGATTGACGTAGCGAATAGATACAAAGCAAGAGCCGAGTTCTACAAGCAAAGAATGATTAAATACTTAAAAGAATATTCTACACTTTACCCTGAATATCTTAATCCTGGTAGTGGCATTGATGCGATACACCCTGAGAATGATGCTTACACAACGAGCATTTGGTTAGGCGATTTTGATTGCTGCGCAGGTAAAAGCTTCGAGGAACTATATCAAGGTAACAGAGGTTGTAGCGACTGTTAATATGAGCAAAGTAACAACAATAAAAAACCAAAATAAACTGCGTGTTTATTTAGAAAAAATTAAGAATGAGCCTAACGTTAAACCAAATCGTCAAGCAAATAACGACACTCGGAAACGACCACGAACAAATTAACTTTGTTTATTTCGGTGATGTGTGGGAACGTTTAAGCAATGGCGAGGTTACATACCCTGCTATGTTCTACACTTTAACAGGTGCGACTATAAACGCTAAAAATATTACTTATAATTTTAGCCTTTATTTTATGGACAGAATGTTAATGGAGGAAACAAACGAAACAGAAGTCCTTAGTGATATGACTTTAGTAGGTCAAGATATTGTAGCGCAGCTTAGATACCCTAAAGCAATTTGGGATATTGGCGATACCGCACCTTTGACTTACTTTACAGAAAGCGACCCTGACTATCTTGCAGGAGTTAAGATAGACATTACAATGGAATTACCTTACTTAAACGATAGATGCCAAGTGCC